AGTGTTTCTGTTAAGGTAAATGGATTATTAGGCCTTACTAATAATGAAACTACACCAGTTACATCCGAGCTTTTATTTTCATTGCTACTATTTTGTATTCCTGATCTGAAACTCATTATGTCAACCTCTCTTCGATGAATCTAAATATTTTCTCATCAAACTTTCCAAAGAACTTTGTAAATTCTTTTTGTTTTGCTTCCGGTGTGGCATTACTTGCCATTGCTGCACGGAATTCACTTGCACTCATTCCACCTTGCATTAGTGGTGCTTCATAATAATATATCATTTCGCTTTGAGGCTTTATGTCTTTTAGGTTGTCTGGCAGCTTTTGAACATTTGCTGATCCACCTAAGCGTCCTGCATCTTTGGCACCAAACACTAATACAATACCTGTTGTATTATTATCTCTGCCTACTGTAGACGGTTCGCTTCTGTATGGATTGCTGTTTACAATTTTATCTGCTGGTATGCCAAACATTGTAGACATGATACTTTTCTTTTCATCAAACGTAAATGGATCATCACTGTAGTTGCCTGCAGCATGGGCCTTTGTAGCTTTTTGACTAAAAGTTGTGGCGATAAATACATTGTCTGCACCAAACTTACCTACAAGATGTTGATATACATCTCGGTGTCCTTGGTGCATAGGTTGAAAACGACCACCATAAAATACTGCAATGCTACCTACGTCTTCTCTAATTTGTATAATTTCATTTATAATCATGTCTATTCTCCATTAGTATTTATGACTTGCAAAAACCGGTTGACTTTTACACGCATTCAGTTATAATAGTTAAGAACAGAGGAATAAAATTATGGCAAGAGCACCAAAACAATTTTACTTAACAAACAAAGAGTTGTTAAAAGAAATACATAAATCTAAGATGTCCTATTGTTATGTGAATGATGATCAGTATGCAGATTATGATTTGATCGTTGAAACATTTGAAGATATTACACCGGATGCTGTAGCAGAAGCAAAACAATCACGTGCAACACGTTTACAAAAGAAAGCACATGAAGCCGAAGTTAAACGTTGGGAGCAAGGACTAACAGGCAAGAAAACTAAACCAAGAGTAGCAGATTTCTTAGTTGAAGTAGACACAATACTAGACACAGATATTGTTATTCGTGTAATGACATTTGATCACATTCCATTAGAGAATAGAAAAAACAAACCCAAAACAGAGGCAGACTTACATAGTAAATGTAACTTCCCTCCGTTTAAGCATTATGCTTATCAAGAAGGAAACCTCAAAGAAGTCGCTAGAAGTCATTGGGAAGGTGGATTAGATAATGGTTACTTTAACACTACACACGGTGGCACAACAAATCAACTAGGCGGAATGTATATTAAACTATGTGAACGTTATAGTATGCGAGGCAACTGGCGTGGTTACACATATGTAGATGAGATGCGTGGGCAGGCATTAGTTCAACTTAGTCAAATTGGATTACAGTTTAATGAGTTTAAATCGCAAAACCCTTTTGCGTATTACACTGCGGCTATTAACAATAGCTTTACTAGAGTATTGAATTTAGAAAAGCGTAGTCAAAATATTAGAGACGACTTACTAGAAGAAGCAGGTCTTAATCCAAGTCACACTAGAACATTTAATGCTGAATGGGAAGGCAAAGAGAAAAAAGAGATTGAGAAGATTAGGCAAATGAACGCCGAAAACGCCGCAGCTAAAAAATAAAAAGAGGTAACACCAAGTATGCTATTTGATAAAGCAGTAATATTCACTGACATTCATTTAGGTAATAAAAACAATTCACGGTTACATAATCAAGACTGTGAAGATTTTATTATATGGATGATTGATGAAGCACACAAAAGAGGAATTAAAAAATGTTTCTTTTTGGGAGATTGGCATCATCACAGAGCAACAATTAATGTAAGCACATTAAATTATACAGTAAGTAATCTACGTAGACTCAATGATAACTTTGATGAGGTTATTATGATTATGGGCAACCACGATTTATATTATCGAGAAAAGCGTGAGATACATAGTATCCCAATGGGTAAGGAATATCCTAACATACGCATTGTAAATGATACTATGTTAATTGAAGATGATGTTGCTTTTATCCCCTGGCTTGTTGATGATGAATGGAAGAAAGTAAAGGAAGTAAAATGCAAATATATGTTTGGACATTTTGAACTTCCACAGTTTTATATGAATGCATTAGTTCAAATGCCAGACCATGGTGGACTTAAAGCAGAAGACCTAAGAGGCCCTGAAAAAGTTTTTAGTGGACACTTTCACAAACGACAAGAACGTGGTAATGTAATTTATCCGGGCAACTGCTTCCCACATAACTTTAGTGATGCATGGGATGATGATAGAGGTTGTATGTTCTTAGACTGGGCTGGTAAGATAGATTATCTACCTTGGCCAGAGGCACCAAAGTATCGCACACTGCCATTAAGCAAACTTATTGATAGCCCAGAAAAATATCTAGCAGACAAAACATATGCTCGTGTGGCACTTGATGTAGGTATTACATATGAAGAAGCAAACTTTATTAAAGAAACATTTGCTAAACAATATGACTTACGTGAGATTAGTTTGATACCAAGTAAAAAAGAAGAACACACAAACGACTGGCAACAAGGTGTTGATATCGAAGTGGAAAATGTAGATACAATTGTGTTGTCGCAATTAGAATCTGTGCAAAGTGAAACTATCAAGAAACAAATGTTGATTGACATTTATCAAGGATTAAGTAATTAATATAATATGCTAAGAATTAAAAATATCACTGTAAGAAATTTTATGAGTGTGGGCAATGTCACACAGGCTGTCCATTTTGATAATGCAGGACTAACACTTGTGTTGGGTAACAACATGGACTTGGGTGGCGATGGGTCACGTAACGGAACAGGTAAGACAACAATCATTAATGCATTAAGTTATGCATTGTTTGGCAACGCATTATATAATATTAAGAAAGATAACTTAGTTAATAAAACAAACAACAAAGGTATGTTAGTTACTGTTGACTTTGAAATGAATGGAATTGAGTATCGTGTAGAGCGTGGGCGTAAGCCAAACATTTTTAAATTCCTTGTTAATGGCGCAGGCAGTGACGGAGAAATTACTGATGAAATGCAAGGCGAAGGCCGTGAAAGTCAACGTGTAATTGAACGTGTAATTGGTATGGGTCATACAATGTTTAAGCACATTGTTGCATTGAATACTTACACAGAACCTTTCCTTAGTATGCGAGCAACTGATCAACGTGATATGATTGAACAGTTACTAGGTATTACTAAACTTAGCGAAAAGGCAGAAATACTAAAAGAACTTACAAAGATTAGTAAAGACAAAATAACAGAAGAAACATATCGTATTCGTGGCACAGAAGAAGCAAACGAACGTATTGGTAAAAGTATATCAGACTTAGAACGCAGGCAAACAGTATGGGAATCAAAGCGTGATAAAGACTTGCAAGACTTAGAAACAGAGCTGTTAAACTTGCAACATATTGATATTGAAGTTGAACTAAAAGCACACACAGACTATGAAGAATTTACTAGTCAGAAGCAACAAATAGATACGTTAACTGCCGAAATAGCAAGACTAACCAGCACTAACGATAGAGAACAAAAACGCTTAAACAAAGCACAAAAGGATCTTAATGATACGTTAGATCATAAATGTTATGCATGTGGACAAGAACTACATGATGAGAAACATGAAGAACTTGTTAAGCAAAAAACAGAGGCAGTAACAGAAAGCCAAGAGCATATAGATGATTATAATACTAAGATTAATGAGTATAATAATGCATTAAATGACATAGGACCACTTAACAAAGCACCCACGATGCATTACAATAGTGTTAAAGAAGCGTATGAACATCAAGGTAAACTCGGATTAGTTGAAACAGAGTTAGTTCGCATTAAAGATGAGCAAAATCCATATGATGAACAAATAACCGCATTAAAAGACACTGGTTTGCAGGAAGTTGACTGGTCAGAGGTAAATAGACTTACAGAACTAAAGGAGCATCAAGACTTTTTATTGAAGCTACTTACAAACAAGGATAGTTTTGTTCGTAAGAAAATTATTGAACAAAACTTACAATTCTTAAATACTCGATTAGAGTATTATATTACACGTTTAGGCTTACCACATGAAGTGCAATTCCAAAGCGACTTGACTGTAACAATTACACAGTTAGGACAAGACTTAGATTTTGATAACTTATCACGTGGTGAACGTAATCGACTTATACTTGGACTCAGTTGGAGCTTCCGTGATGTATTCGAAAGTATGAATCATCCTATTAACTTAATTTGTATTGACGAATTAGTTGACAGCGGAATGGATACAATTGGTGTTGAAAGTGCATTAGGTGTATTAAAGAAGATGGAACGAGAAAGACATAAAAACATTTTACTTATTAGTCATAGAGATGAACTAGTGGGTAGAGTTGATAATGTTTTACAAGTTACTAAAGAAAACGGTTTCACTACTTTTAACGTAGAGTTAGAAGTTATTGATGCGTGATCACGCAGAAATAAAGAAACTGCCGTTGCAATGGGAATTTTGGCCTGCAATAAAAATTAATGAGAATTTAATTGGCCATGACATTTTGCAAAAACTATTAAAAGAAACAAACATTGACAAGCAAAAGAAAAACTAGCGATTGGACTCATAACAATATAATAGTTGATGAAATACCTCCAGAGGCAGAAGGATTTGTGTATTTAATCACAAATACTACCAACGGCCGGAAATATATAGGTAAGAAGCTGGCAAAGTTTAAAACAACCAAACCGCCTCTTAAAGGCAAAAAAAACAAAAGACGTGGCACTAAAGAAAGTGATTGGAAAACTTATTGGGGTTCTTCAGATCACTTAAATGCAGATGTCCTTGAACTAGGAGAAGATAAGTTTACAAGAGAAATTTTGTATTATTGTCCTAGTAGAGGAGTTCTAAGTTATTTGGAAGCAAAAGAACAATTTGATCGTAAAGTTTTAGAATCAGATGAATACTACAATGGTATCATTAATGTGAGAGTTGGCAGTTCAAAGATTCTCACAGAACATTTAAAAAAGGTCGACAAGCTATAACACATATGTTATGCTAATAACAAGAAATAACGTTTTAACGTTATTATCAGCAGATAATTAAAGTATCACATAATTACTATTACAACGCTAATATCTACCAACACAAAACTAACACAAAACTAACACAGGCTCACATGGCTCCGATTGGTCGGGATAAGCTCGACTCACCTTGAAGATACATAAGTGTCTGGAACTGGTGTGCCTTGTCAATGCATTGGTTTGACAAACCGAAATGAGTAAGCTCTCCTGACAATTGGAACTTACGGATAGCTCGAAAGTCGTCGTTATGGCTTAGAGTGTTTCTGCGTTAATAAGCAGTATGTAAAGTGGTATCGCTTAACCGCCACTACCTTGTGCTAATAAGGTTTTACTATAACGAGTGGGTATTCTTGACGGGAAATGAATATTTTGCACTTGGCTGTAACAAGCTAAGTGTGAATAAAAAATCTAGGAAATAAGCTAACATAAATAACATAGTAGTTAATTAGTTCTTATTGTTAATAGATATTAATATAGAGTTAAAAACATACATTGAGTATTGCGTTAGCAATACGATAATGATGATGTCGTAAGACATCGATATAAACAACAACATAATGGATAATGAATAGCTATGAGTAAATTTGAACAATTCCAAAAAGACTTCTTAGAATGGGTGATAACCAAAGTTGAACCCTTAAAAGATGATGGATATCCTGTATGTCCGTATGCAAAGACTGCCAGAGTCCAAAATAAACTACAATTTATAGATTGCAGTGGTCCTAATCCTGAAGCTATGCTTGAGTTTGACCCTAGAATAAAAATGGTAGGTGTATGTTACTTCGGTGATGAAATAGATTTAGATACTATTGATCTAACTACAATCAAAGAACTTAACCCAGACTTGATGTATTTTAAAAGCACAAAAACTTCTGGGCATTTTGTTAAAAATATATATGATTTGATTTTAATTCAAATAAGACCTGAGTTACTTAGACGCAGAGCATCATTACATAAAACATCTTATTACGATAGTTGGCCTGCAGAGTATTATAAACGCATAATGCTTGATCAATAACTATCTTCTGCCCTTGGATTGAGCAGCTTTCATTTGTTGGTTTTGCTCTTCGGTGTGAGCATTATACCTTTCAACAAATTTTGTTAACGAGCCAACTGGCATCGTCATAACATCTTTATATGATAACAGTCCTCCCGATTTGATAATTATATCTAAATAGCTGGCTTCTGTTTTCTCTAAGTCTTTATTGTAGTCTTCGACTAACTTAGTTATTTCTTCGGGTTGTCGGGATGCTATCAACCCGCGAAAAAATTTGCAATATCCAAATCTATGTTAGTGTTCCATGTATGTTTACATTCAATACACTCAGCATCAAACTTAGTATCAACACCACTTTCACTTAATTCTTCAACTGTTTCTCTGATCTTATCATAATCTTCTTTGGTTATACTTTTCAGCCATTCAAGTATAAGATGTTCATCTTCGACTGTATCGCCTTCTGGTGGCTTAACCTGTATAATTGCATTTGCAATAAGAGTTACAGTTAAATCTGCAATTTCTAAAAACGTTTCGCCAAATTGTTTTTGACGTTGTTCATCACTTAGTTCTGCATCGGCTAAGTTTTGAATTAATTTCTGTTGTTTAAGTCGTTGTATTTGTAACTTAGTTCTATCGTGCAAGTTATAAGGTTTGACCTTAATTACAAACTTGTTATCGAGTGTAACCTTATCTAATGCAACATTTTCTTTAACTGAACCTAATAGAGCATTTGTGCTCACAGTCAATTGGTTCATATTGTCGCATTCTGGACATTTTACATCCACATCAATTGCATCTCCGTAAGTTGCCATACGTATTGCAATTAAAATAACAACAAGGTCGTTCACTGGCATTTCAGTTGGATTGCCAATATCAGGCGCACAGCTTTGAATTAAGCTGAACGTAGCTTCGCCATTAAATAATGCATCTGGTGTTTTTGAAACTAACTCATCTCTAGCAGTCATGCTATAAATGGCTAATTCACCGTCTACACTAAGTTTTGGCTTTGTATCGTAAAATTTCCCACCACTTGGGAGCGATACATACAAAACAGGCTTTCTATAAGCCTGTATTAATGGGTTTGTCATATTTAATCTCCATAAATACTGTTACAGTATAAATGTATTTATCTAATTAAAATACCAGTTAATTAAAGGAAACCAATGGATCAGAACGAATTACAATATACAATGAAAGCAGTCTACTCACAATATCCGTGGGCAGGTGAAGAAACCGCAGAACAGTTAGCCGGTTTAACAAGGTCAAACAGTATAAAAACTACGGCTTTGGCTACTGCTATTGTTAGATTGAACTCGGCTTCTGATGCTAAAGCATTGCTTAATAATATTAAAGAAACAGCAAACCAGCTTGATCAGTCGGTAATAGACGGCAGGGAGAAGTTGCAACAGGCAGACAAAAACATACGAAGGCTGGGCAGAGCATCATTATCCGGCAGTTCACAATCTGGACTCGAATCAATGATCGAACTTGCTGGTGCAGGTGCTGAAGCAATGGATCATGCAGCAAGCTCTTTAGCATCAGCAGGTGGTAAAATAGGTAAAGTAGCAAGTGGATTTTCTTGGGCAACAGGCGGTGCAGTTGCATTAACAGGTGTCGGCGCAGCCTTTGCCAAAATAATAACAACGCAAGAAAAAGATCTACGAACAATGATTGATATGGGAATGGTATTAGGTAATACATCAGATTATACACACATGCGTGGTAATGCTGTTGCAGCCGGTATGTCATTAACAGATTATGCAGCAATGGTTCAGAATACATCAGAATTTTTAGTTAATATAGGACAGAACAATTTAGTATCAGGACAAGGATTGATGAGTAATTTTTTAACCGATGATAAGAAAATAAAAAGAGTTAAAAATTTTGGATATAGTCCAAAAGTGTTATCAGGCTTACTAGCAGAAGAATCAGAACAGTTGTATAAACTTAATCAAATTAATGAACTTAATGACGCTGATCAAACACGAGTTATAGACAGTTTTGAAGCAGCAAACTCTATGGGAATATATCTAGCTGATACATTGGGTGTGCAACGTAGTGCTTTATTAGAATCAAGAAAAATGATAAGAGAAGATGCAGACTTTCAATTAGCGATGCATCAAAATTCTGCATATTTAAATAAAACATATGGTGAGGGAGCAGCAAAGAAGGTTCAAGAATCAGCAGACTGGCTTGCTATGCTAGGCAATGCAACACTAGGCGAAACGATTACAAAAATGTTAACAGATACATTCACTGGCACAGTTTCAGACATTCAGTATGATACTTCAGCGATTAATAATATACAAAATGAACAACTTGCAGCAATGCTACAACGACTTGATCCAGGAGTCTTTGAAGGCATGATGGACTTTTTATCTACTGGTGCACAAGGAAAAATTAATGGACCAGAAGAAAATGCTGCAAAATTTAGAGAAATACTATTACTTATAAAAAACTCTCCTACTCTATCAGGTATAGATCCCACAAGTATCGAAGTCAATAGATTAATAGCAAGCATGAATCTATTGCCAGAAGAATATTTCTCAGGCACCGAAGCAGAAATGAGAGCAAAGATGGAATCAGCAAGCGAGGCAATTGATGGAGCAGACGATTCAATTGAAATTCTTGGTGGACTAAGTAAAGCATTCTTAAAAGCTCAACATACCTTTACTCCAGGATTTGAAACAATGGGAACAGTGATGGGAGTGTTGGAAAGTTCAGTAGGAACATTTGCTGACTTCTGGAGAGATATATTTGGATTAGATCGCACGGCAGAAACTAGTATGGAACTAGCATTGGAAAAAGACAAAAAACATATTGGTCCAGGCGAGCGGTTCTATATAGATCATAATTATTCTGTTGGCGGATCAGCACCGATTAAAACAAACACAGTTCCGGGGTATGATGATGAAAGTAACGCCATTGTAGACAAAGCGAATAAAGAAGCTGCATATAAAGAAATGATCAGTATTAGAACACTTATAAAAACTACACAAGATGAAATGTATATTGTAAGTAGCGATATAAAGAAAACAGGATATAAAACACTTGTTGACGAAGTAGCCAATATTGAAGCTAAGATTAAAACAGCATCAACTAAAGGTGAAGATATTTCTGGGCTTCAGTTAGAGTTAGTTAACGCACAGAAAAAACTTACAGAGGCCGAAGCTATTGCACAACCATTAATAGATCAACGAGATATGCTTAAAGAAAGAATTGGGCATTTAGCATCGTATCAAGACCAATTGGGATCATATATTGGAGACAAGGGAAAAATAAGAAGAAATAGACTATCCGAGTATGAGCAAGGGTCTTCCTTACAAGGTATAGTTATAGCACAATTAAAAGAACAAGGAATTACTGACCCTGTCGCACAAGCAAATATATTAGGAATGATACAAGGCGAATCAGCATTTAGAGTGATAGAAGAACAATCATATGCAAAAACATCTAATATTAGAATTAGAGCAGCACTGGGCAATCGTGTTAAAGGTTTAAATGATGATCAACTAGACAAATTGAAAAAAGATCCTAAGGCATTTTTTGATTATGTATATGGTGGTGACATGGGCAACGAAGGTGAAGGTTATAAGTATAGAGGACGAGGCTTTATACAATTAACAGGTAAAGAAAATTATAAACTTGTTGGAGAAATGATTGGTCAAGATTTAGTAGGTAATCCAGACTTGATGTTAGACCCAAATATTTCAGCGGCAGCAAGTGCTGCCTATTTTAATTTGCCTTGGTGGCAAGAATACAAGTCAGATTTAGGAAATATGGATACCGTGTATAGAGTTGTGTATGGAAAAACAGCAACAAGTTCTGGACGCACTGCTGATTTAAACCAGAGAACAGATTATGCAAATCAATTTTTAAATGCAATGAATACAGGGCAGATAACTGAAGCAAAACAAGTAACACCAGAAATACAAGCATTACAAACGCAAATTATAGATATACTAAAAATAGTAGAAGGCGACATTCCTTTAACAGAAGGCCAAGAAACTGAATTGGCAACACTAGAAGCACAACTGGCAGATGAAATGCGAAAGTTAAAAATAGAAATGAGCGGAGAACAATAAAATGGCAGACAGAATGGTAACATTAAACTTGGGTGGAATGGAAGTTCAAGTGCCACAGTGGGCAAGCGAAGAAACAATGAATAGAGTTGTTTCGTATATGTCTGCAGAAAATAAAACATCTAAAGATCTTAATAAGATGATGTCTAAGGTAGGCGGTAATGTAAATGATCTTCAAAAAGAAATTTCCGGATTGCTAACAGCAACACAAAAAGATAATGTGCAAGATCAACAACAAGAAAAGAAATCTGAAAGATTCTCCACCTTATTAGTTAAAAATTCAGAAGGTCTAATGAAAACTGCTACTTTCTTTGGTAATACAGAAAAACCACTTAGTGCAATTGTAAGTGCAGGCGGCTCTCTAGTCAAAGGAGCAAAAGATTCATCGGGTGGATTAAAACTGTTTGACGGTCTTATGAAATCAGGTAGTTTATGGTCAAACGCACTAGGAACAGCAGGTAATATAGCAGTTGATGCCATGTTAGCATATGCAGGTTGGAATGCAGCTAAGATAGAACAGTTTGCAGGAGCTCAGTCAAAAATAATTGATGCAGGTGTTGTATATAACGGCGGCGCAGCTGCATTTGACGAATTACGAAAAAACACATTATCAACAGGTGTATCATACACATCATTAATTGACAATGTTCATAACTTTGGCGAAGGTATGTTAGGACTAGGCGGAACAATGAGCGAAGGTGTTCTACAATTTACAAGATTCTATCAAGCGTTAGATGAGACAGCAGGAAACTTTGGAGACTTGGGATTGTCTAGTAAAGACATGCAATCACAATACGGTGAGTTTATACATTATGCACGTAGAACAGGAATGATAAATTCAGATTTGAATAATAGTGCTGAAGATGTTAATAGGTCATTTATTGACTTACAAATAGAAGCAGGCACAGTTGCCAGTTTAACATCATTAACTAGAAACGAAGCAATGCGTAGGCAACTTGGCGCCTTTGATGAATTTGGCGAAGCGGCAGCAATGTCATTGGAAGATCTAGGCTTATCAAATAAGGCAGATACTCTTAAAGCTATAACTAAGAATGTAGGATTATTAGCACCAGACGATGAGCATATGCAAGTATTATTGGATGCATTCCAACAAGAAGCATTTGAAAAATCAAAAACTGGTGATTTTACTAGTTTTGATCTAAGCGGCAGAATGCAGGAAATGATGAAAGGTTCTGAGGCCGCACTGGCAAATGTTTATCCTAATTTCGTTGAAGGTATAGAAGCAATGATGCAAACAGGTGAAGCATCAAATGATGATGTTCGTGACTTTATATTTAATGCTCTTAACACTGCAGATACAACAAGGTTTTCAACATTTAATGCGGCAGCAGATACTATATCTGGACAAACACAACGATTGGCAGCAAATGCAATTGTATTAAAACGTAAATTTGGTAATTTAGGAAACCCAGAAGAATTTGCAAAAGAAAAAGCAAATATGAAGAAAAATTTAAAGGAAGCAGGTAAAGTTACAATGGAAATGAATAACATGACTAGGCGTTTCTTGGAAGTGCAAGAAACACTTACTATGGACATGGAAACAGTAGCTAATATATTTAATGGTGTATATGATTTGTTTGGTAAAACAAGTAATAAAATGACATCACTTGCGGCTCTATCTGAAAGTGAACAAGAGACAAACAACTTTGGTGGGAAAATTGGCGTTGACATGCAAGATGCCACAATTGCAGTAACAGGTGGCGTAGCATATCGTCCTCAATATGAATCAGCTGCAGATGAGGAAGGCGATACTGCAAAAGTTAAAGAAGCAAAAAAAGCCAATAGATCGATCGGATACATTACAGAAGAAGATATTGAAGGACTAACACAAATTGAAAATGTTGAAAATTCATTAATGCAGTTAAATTCACTTGCACCAGAAATGCGTAGACGTATGTTAAATGCAATGAAGGAGTTTGATGAAAAGTATAAAGACACAGACACAAAGATGACAGTAACAACTGGTAGCACGTTAAAGCAAACAGGAGATAAAGATACATGGGCTAATAACTCAATGGGTGCTAGTATTCTTATACTACAGGGTGATCAGATTGTAACTAATGATGATACCGGAATGTATTCTAAAGAATTAGCATCTATACTTAATAATAATAACTTAATAAACGACACAGGCGCAGGAACCGGACAAATAGTCCCACAAGAAGCTAAAAGTCAAACTATTAATAATTTTAAATCAGGTGACACTGGTGGACATTTAACAATCCAACCTGCAGAAACAAGAAAACATGGTGGACCAGTTGACGCAGGAAATCCTTACATTGTTGGAGATCAGTTAGGACTAAACACAGCAGAGCTATTTGTTCCAAACACAGACGGAACAATTCTTAGTAATAAAGAAACAAAGAGCATGCATCAGGAAACGATACCTGGCAAGTCACCAGACAGAACAATTTCTAGTAATATAGAAATAATGCAAGCACTAATGCCAGAAATAGCAAAATCAATGGAAATGATGCCTGGCAATTCACCAGTTCGAAGCAAGATATTAGAAATGATACAAAATAACTTGACAAATCCAAATATATCGCGTAAAATAAACAATAGTCAAGAATTAACAGAAATTATCAATAGTAAAAGACATACCATTGAGGCATTAGTTCAACTTAGAACAATAGTTAAGAGACTCAATAAAAAATATAATTTAGATATTGACATCGATATGATGAACTCGAGATAAATACACTTATAATAAAGGTAACCTAACATATGAGCTGGAAAAAACACTTTACAAAATACGATCCATCAGGTAGTGGATCATTTGGACAAAAAACAAACAGATGGGCCAGTTGGCTTCCTGAAGTATATAGCGGACAACCAAATCGTGTTGAACGTTATACTCAATACGATATTATGGATCAAGACAGTGAAATTAACTCAGCCCTAGATACTATTGCTGAATTTGCCACACAATCAGACCCAGATACAAAGTTACCATTTAAAGTTCATTATAAAGAAGAAGCAACAGAATCTGAAGTAAATGCATTAGAAACAGCACTTAGACAATGGGTCAACATAAATGACTTTGATAGAAGAATACATGGATTATTCAGAGCAACTATTAAATATGGCGATCAGTTTTTTATTAGAGATCCAGAAAACTATAAATTATTTTGGGTTAATGTGCAAGATGTTTCCAAGGCTATTATTAACGAAAGCACAGGCAAAGACATTGAGCAGTATCTAATTAAAAATATCAGTCTTAACTTACATGATATGGTTGTAGTAGATACAAAACAAACATCTGATGTATCACAAAGTTCTACAGTATTAACAAGCAACAAATCCAACGCAGGCGTTATACAAACAGGTGCACCGGGTGGCGGAACAACCGAGTATGCTGTTGATTCAGCAAACGTATTACATATCGCATTAAGTGATGGATTAACAAATGCATGGCCATTTGGTAACAGTATCCTTGATAGTGTATTTAAAGTATACAAACAAAAAGAATTATTAGAAGATAGTATTATTATCTATCGTGTTCAAAGAGCTCCAGAACGTAGAGTATTTTATGTAGACGTTGGTAACTTACCACCGCATAAAGCTATGAGTTTTGTTGAGCGAACAAAGAACGAAGTTCACCAAACACGTATTCCAAATATGAGTGGTGGTGGAACAAAGGTTATGGATGCAGCGTATAACCCGCTGTCAATCATGGAAGATTACTTTTTTGCCCAAACGGCAGAAGGACGTGGATCTAAAGTTGAAGTTTTACCAGGTGGTGAAAACCTAGGCGAAATTGATGACCTAAAATATTTCAATAACAAACTAATGCGTGGACTACGTATACCAAGTAGTTACTTACCAACAGGAGCTGAGGACGGATCAGCATCATATACTGACGGACGAGTTGGCACAGCAATGATACAAGAATTTAGGTTCAGCAAATACTGTGAAAGATTACAAGACACAATACTTCCACCATTGGACAAAGAGTTTAAAATGTTCTTAAAGAACAGAGGTATTGAAGTTTCGAGTAGTTTATTTGAATTAAACTTTATTGAACCACAGAGCTTTAGTCAATACAGAGAGCTAGAACTTGACACAGCACGTGCAAGTCTATTCTCACAAGTTGAAGCAACACCATACATGTCTAAGAGATTTATATTAAGTAAGTATCTTGGATTAACTGAAGATGAACTTATTAATAACGAGCGTATGTGGAAAGAAGAAAATTCTCAAAACTCGTTTACTAATGATTCACAGACAGATTTAGGTGGTATGGGTATTAGAAACACAGACCTAGACACATTTGAACCAACAGATGTAGACGCCGAAAACGAAGAAGGAGAAGGCGACTTTGATGCCGGTGCTGACACATCTCCACTAGGAAATGATGCAGGATTAGAAGGAGATACAGATGAGATTTAGTGACATGGCGCAAAACGCCGAAGATGATAACTATAACAAATGGGATCTAGATGATACTAGACGTCCTAAGTTAACATTACGTCATTTGCATAAGCTACGTAACATGAAAGAGCTTGCAAAGGCAGAACATGCAGAACGTGTAGAAAGTTATAAAGATATCTACGGATCTGCAGGTAACGACGGCGAATAATCGCCTAAAATGGTAAATATAATACGGGCCGCATCAAAAGTGCGGTTTTTTATGTATTATATGTTGGTCTACACCAAGACTTCTTAAATATATATGTTACAACCTGACTTGTTAAAGGAGAACAAAACAATGAGTACTCGAGATCGTTATACAAAGATAATCGAGAGCTTAGTGAACGGAGACGAAGCATCAGCTTCAGATCTATTACATGAGGCTTTCGTTGAAAAAGCACGTGAAATCTGGAATGATATCGTCGAAGCAGATGAAATCGTTGAAGATGGCGTAGCAGAAGAAGAAATTGAAGAAGCTATCGGCAATGAAGAAGCTGATGATTTCCTAGATGACATCGAATCAGATGAAGCAGAAATTGAGGCCGAAGAGGCTTTTGGTGAAGATGAGGAGCCAGAAATGGACGACTTGGAAGCAGCAGAAGAGTTAGGCGGAGATGAAGAAACACCAGCAGACATAGACATGGACGGCGATATAGACGCACATGACGAAGAGCATGGTGACATCGAAGACAAATTAGTTAGTGTGGAAGACGCACTATCTGATCTTAAAGCAGAATTTGCCAAAATTATGGGCGACGACGAAGTTGAAGGCGACATGGAACCAGAAATGGACATGGAACCAGAAATGGACATGGAACCAGAAATGGAAGAAGCGTTTGTAGAGGCAAAAGAAGAAGAAGCGGACGAAGTTACTGAAGAAGCAGAATCAGACGATGATGCAGAAGAACTTGAAGAAGCAGCTGATCTAAAGAAAGTCGGTAAAGACGGCGCAATGCACCCAGTAGACATGCCAGCAGGCGATGATGGTAAAGCATCACCAGTTGCAGGTAAAAATGACATGGGCGGCAAAGCAGTTGACATGACAAAAGACAGCAAAGGATCTGACAAAGGTTTATCAGACAAATCAGCAAAAGATATGGGCGTAGCTCATCCAGGAGATGGTGCTAAACTATCACCGGAGACTAAAGGCCATGGCGCTGAGAAAAAAGGTAAATCTGCGTAATGTTTACACTTAAAGAACACCTTACATTTGACCAAGCTAAAATCGTAACCGAAGCCGTGGATAACGGCAAAGGCGGTAAAAACTTGTTCATGGAAGGTATCTTTGTCCAAGGTGCTAAACAAAATCAGAACCAAAGAATTTACCCCGTTAATGAAATTACCAAAGCTGTTAATTCAGTTCAGAGTAAAATTGACGAGGGTTTTACAGTATTAGGCGAAGCTGACCACCCAGATGACTTACAAGTTAATTTGGACCGAGTGTCACATATGATTGAACGTATGTGGATGCAAGGTAGCGATGGTTATGGAAGACTAAAATTGTTGCCAACTCCAATGGGAAATATTTGTATTACCCTATTAGAGAACGGCGTTAAACTTGGTGTATCATCACGCGGTAGTGGTAATGTTACAGAAAGTGGAAATGTAAGCGACTTTGAAATCCAAACGGTTGACATAGTTGCAAACCCATCGGCTCCCGATGCGTATCCAGATCCACTTTATGAACAAATTATGAATGGCAAAAGAGGTAATATTTTACTAGACGTTGCCGCAGCTAAAACAAAAGATGATGCAGCACAAAAATATCTCCAGGAAGAGGTATTGAAGTTCATTGAATCACTAGATATTAGGAGAAAGTAATGGCTCATGCAATAGAACAACTCCTAAGTTCAGAAGTCCTATCAGAAGAAGTGCGTTCAACACTTTCCGAAGCATGGAATGAGAAACTAGCAGAAACTCGTGAAGAGATCACAACTGAATTACGCGAAGAATTCGCTAATCGTTATGAAACAGATAAAGAGCAGATGGTGTCCGCACTTGATAGCATGTTATCTGAAACAATAAAAGGCGAATTAGAAGAATTCCAAGCAGATAAACAAAAAGCAGTTGAGGCTCAGGTAGAGTATAAGCGTAAGATTTCAGAACATGCAGAACTACTTGATGGTTTTGTAATGGAAACTCTTAAAAAAGAGGTTACAGAACTACGCGAAGACAGAAAACTTCAAGAAGGAAACTTTGAGAAGTTGGAAGACTTTGTTATGGAACAACTTACTTCAGAACTTAACGAATTCCACCAGGACAAGAAAGACCTTATTGAACAGAAGGTTAAACTTGTCTCAGAAGGTAAAGATATGATTGCTAAAGCAAAAGCAGACTTTATTGATAAATCTTCAGGCAAACTAGCTGACATTGTAGAATCTACAATTAAAACAGAACTAGGTATGCTTAAAGAGGATATAAAATCCGCTAAAGAAAACATGTTCGGTCGCAAAATTTTCGAAACATTTGCAGCTGAATTCATGGGTTCACACCTTGCAGAAGGCACACATATCTCTAAACTTTCAACAGAACTTTTAGACGTGAAGACTCAATTAGAGGAATCACAAAAAGAGATCACTGACAGAGAGGCTAAAATTGAAGAAGCAACTAAAGAAGTTGCAGCAATCAACGAAAGCCGAGCACGTGAAACAGCAATGGCTGAATTATTAGCACCTTTGTCAAAAGACAAACGTAAGTTGATGTCAAACTTACTTGAATCAGTTAATACACCAAAACTGAAAGCAGCATTTAATAAATATCTGCCAACAGTGTTAAATGAAACAGTAAAGAAAGCAGAAACAAACAAAACACAGCTAAATGAGACTCAGAAGACTGAGATCACAGGTGATAAGCAGGCAACTACGCAGGAAACTAGCAGCGAAGCTGAAATTATTAACCTCAAAAAATTAGCAGGTATCATTACAAATTAAGGAGTATACCATGTCAAACTTATTTGAAAATTGGGACGTAACTAAAGGCGCCCTAACTGACGGTTTAGACGGCAATAAAAAGGTTGTTATGGAGTCAGTTCTTGAGAATACCAAGAGCTATCTTTCAGAATCAGCAGCTGCCGGATCAACTATGTCAGGCAACATCGCAACATTAAACAAAGTAATTCTACCAGTAATCAGACGTGTAATGCCGACGGTTATTGCGAACGAATTAGTTGGTGTTCAACCAATGACTGGTCCAGTAGGCCAGATCCACACTTTACGTATCCGTTATTCACAAGCAGCAGCAGGTGTTGCCGCTGGTGATGAAGCACTTAGCCCATTTGCAATTGCAAAAGGTTACTCAGGTGATGCGGCTACAGGTGGTCCATCTTCAACAAGCTCATTAGAAGCTGAAGCAGGACGTAAAATGTCAATTCAAGTGTTGAAACAAACAGTTGAAGCTAAAACACGTAAATTGTCAGCACGTTGGACTTTTGAAGCGGCACAAGATGCCAATTCAATGCACGGTCTAGACGTAGAAGCAGAAATTATGCAAGCACTTGCACAAGAAATTACTGCTGAAATTGACCAAGAAGTTCTAACTTCATTACGCACACTGGCAGGCACAGCTACTGACTCATATGATCAAGCAGCAGTATCAGGTCAAGCAACTTTCGTTGGTGACCAGCATGCCGCACTAGCAGTTCTTATTAACAGAGCAGCTAACTTGATCGCAGCAAGAACACGTCGTGGCGCAGGTAACTACGTAGTTGTTTCACCAACTATGTTAACTGTTCTACAAAGTGCGACAACTTCAGCGTTCGCAAGAACAACTGAAGGTCCATTTGAAGCACCAACTAACACTAAATTTGTTGGAACTTTGAATAACACTGTTCGTGTATTTGTTGATCAATATGCATCAGATTCTACACCAGTTCTTGTTGGATATAAAGGTGAAGGCGAAATCGACGCAGCAGCGTTCTATTGCCCATACATCCCACTTATGTCTTCAGGCACAGTATTAGACCCGGCAACTTTCGAGCCAACAGTGTCATTCATGACACGTTATGGTTATGTAGAGCTTAACAACCAAGCTTCATCTCTTGGTAACGCGGCTGACTACTTAGCGAAAATTGACGTTAATGCAGGTAACCTATCATTTAAGTAATACTTAAATTAGATATATTGACGGAGCAGGTCCCTTTTAAGGGGCCTGTTCTTTTGATAAATAAAAAAGTCAACATTTCGGTTGACAAGATTCACATATACACGTATAATTAAAAGTTACATTTGGTTATTGAGTTAACTAATGGATAGAAGCTGACTACGAAGTTAGCATTTTAGAGGGAAAAAATATGAAAACAACAGTAAGCGTTTTGGCTATTCTGTTTGCAACATCAGTTGCAGCACAGGCCGAAACAACAACAACCACAGTAGCGGCATCACCGGTTCTTCCGTTGACTACAACTATTGATGTTGATGTTTCTAAAAACTCAACAACTGGCAAGTATGTCAGTAACACAACACTTAACCTTGACCTAGATTCAACTGGTCCAGCGTTTGGTGGGTTTGATCTTAAAATTACAGATGGCACAATTGCATTAGGTGATTGGCAGATCGGAACAGCAGTTGCAGGTGCAACAGTATCACTAGGTAAGCAAGGCGACTTGTTTCCATCAGCAGGACTAGAAGTAGTAGGTTCAACTACACTTGCTAATCCTACGGTAAACGAATCAGTGATGGCTAAAGCAGGTGGTCTTTCATTAATGGCCGGTTTTGACAGTTTATCAACTGACGTAACTGATCTTGATAACGTTCAGGCAGCATACGACTTTAAAGTCGGTGTTATCGGAATGGGTGCAGCAATTGATTATAACACTGACACTAAAGCAAAATCTTATGGCGTAAGTTCATCACTTGACCTTACATCAAGCATGTCAGTGGGTGGCACAGCAACATATTCTGCTGATAAGCTAGGATATGAATTAAATGCAAATGCTGGAGTAATTTCAGTGTTTGTTAACGGCGACGAAGATAATAAACTTCAACACGTTGGTGCAGGAGTTAAAAGTTCATTCAAGGGAATTGATCTTTATGCAGAAGCATCGTATGATACAGATGCAGAAAGTTTAACACCGGCAATCGGTGCATCATTTAAATTTTAAATTAATTTAAAAATTATTGCAATAATTAAGGGCCTTAACGGGCCCTTTTTTAATTCTAAATATATATATTCTTTTTTTGGATAAATACATATTGTAAAGAGAACATAAGGAAGAATAACGTATGGCATCATATATAAAACCAGATAACGATCAATTAGTAATTAAAAGTATTAAAGATCTTGATTTAAATGCTTTAAGTAGCACAGACTCTGCTCTGCATGTCGAAGGCGGCGCATGGGTTGGTGGAAGTTTATATATTGGAGGCACAATAGTTTCATCTGGTGATGTTATAACACTAGGAAACGCAAGTGGATCTGTAGCATTTAACAGCAACATATCAACTGACTTACTGCCAAGCGTTACAAAAACACACGATATTGGTAGTAGTTCCAATATGTGGGATCAACTCAATATACAAACAGTTATTGTAAGCACAACAACTGAAACAACAGAAATTACAGCAAGCACATCATTATCAGCAATTGATGGTTCTACTGCGGTTGCTCTTGTTTTAGCAGATGGCACAGAAGGCCAACAAAAAATTATTACTGTATCAGATACCCCATCAGGTCCTGCTACAGTTACTCCAACAAATGGAGCAGGTTTTACTTCAATCACTTTTACAGCAAAAGGCGATAGTGCAACATTAGTATTTGTAAATGGCAGTTGGAACATTGTTTCGCACTTCCGTTCTAGCGTAAACGTTTAATATCGTTGCGTAAGTAACATAACCATTATGGTAAAGTTGAAAAAGGGAAGAGTATGTCGATTAATATTAACCACAATAGTGGAAAGATATCAACAAGTGATAAAGATTTAAAACTTGATGCAGAGGGCAATAACAATATTAGTGCCCAAACAAACAGAATCGTTGATGTAGTAGATCCTGTTGATGATCAAGATGCTGTCACAAAAATATTTTTAGAAACTAGACTTACGGCTGTTGATAGCGGAAATGACGCTGACACAGATGACATACTTGAAATCATTGAAAATATAAGAACAGATTCTTATGTTAAGTCCGTAGACTTTGTTTCTGACTTAACATCAGGTGGTGCAGGATTAACAGCAACACTAACTATTAGCTCAGTAGGTAATCCAAACAGATATACAATTGATTGGGGTGACGGAAATACAACCACAGCCACAACAGATTCAACTCCCACACATACATATGCTTCTAATAGCGGATCTCCGTTTGATGTAGACGTAACAGCGTTTAACAATACAGGAACAGGAGCAGGTAGCTCAGCACAAAAAATAAGAGAAGACTACATAGCCATTTTTACAGGCGACCCAGCAGTTTCATTTGTAGTATACGATGCACCAACAGGTGGCAACGCAATTACATATTGGGATGATGGCGATACTGTCTATTTTGAAAATACAACAACTAACACATCAGGAGCAACAATTCAATACACATGGAATTGGGGTGATGGCTCATCAGATGAAGTTATTAATAGCGATAGTGTAGCAGGCGGTGTTGGTGGAGGACGTTTAGCCCACACGTTTGCTCTTAGCACAGAAGCAGAAGTGCAAAGAACCGTTACACTAACATTAGACAGTCATAGCACAGCTACGCCATCATTACTCCCAATTGACGACGATGCTTCATATAAAATTTATGATGAACACACGCCCGACACAACTTCTGATCTTACTACAGGTATTAACGAAGAAGCCAATAACGGTCTTACTGTAATATTTACAAACAATACAGAAAATACAATTGGTAATCACACACAGTTTGGAACAACGTATAGATGGGCGTTTGGCGATGGAACAATCACAACAGTAAACGCAGGAAGTAATCAATCTGGTGATACAGGACAAACAATATCACATAAGTATACACTTTCAAGCAATAATACACCTCAAGACTTTACAGGTAACTTACAAGTTATAAACGATCATAGTAACAGTCCTTTCTCAAGTTCAAACTTTACAATTCATGTTGAGCCAGATGTTAGAGCAAGCATCTCAGGTAGTGCAGATACAGTTTCAGATCGCAATGGCGATAATCAATATGACGTATATGACGGCGTAGATTATGACGGCGTAAACAGAGCATTAGTTACTGTAAGTAACACAAGTGAAAATGGTGACAATCATGAATATGATTGGAACGATAGCAGTGCTAATGATAATGAAGCAGGACTAAACAGTGTCCAACATGACTTTACAGGTGTTACACCAGGTAACTACCAATTAGACTTTACAGCAAGCGGAACACCGGATATAACCGCACAAACAGATTCAGCTAACTTAACCTTTCAAGTAAATGCAGTTCCAAATGCACCAAGCGGATTAAGTAGCAAAACAATTTCACTAACAGACTCAGCACAAGGACTTAGTCCTAAACTGGCACATGGGTTCACAGAAAACAGTGCATCGGCTCCATTAGTAGCAGGTGCAAGTTTGGAAACAACTACAGCAAGACGATACACAAGTGGAAACCTTGACACTAGTGTTGCACAAAATTCATATAATGGATTAAGTGGAACAGTAAAATCAGTTGTCAATGGCGTCGACGATGGTTCTCAAAACTTTACAACTTCCTTAAACGAAAACGGCACTTTTGGAAGTCTTGTTGTTAGTGATCAAAGAGATGCAAACGATAGTATAAGTTCTTCAACTTATCCTACAGGTTTTTATCAAACATTTGATTCAAAAATTTCTAAACCATTTTCTGAATATACAATTGGTGTTAACGACCAACGTATAGAACACAGTGAAACAGGCAACACAAACTATGTTACAGTGGTTTGTGACGACCTAACAAGTAGCCCAACTATTGATGTAGCTAGTGCAACACTTACAGAAGATGTTGCCGGTAGCTATAGATATATTTCGGGCATACCATACTATAACACAGGAAGTCCAAAATTAACAATGGCTGGTGTTACAGTAAACAATTGGATTGGACAGGCATATAGAGATACAAATAATGTGTTTGAAATATCTAATGGTGCTAATTTAGAAAGCACAAGTGGCGCAACTATTAGCACTCAATATAAGAGTTATTCAGATTTAGAGAATACCCCTTACCTAAACGCTGGCATTCCAACAGCGAACACTTTAACTTATCAATTTGCTGATCAAACAATCGATATTACTAATTCAAGTATAGCGGCTGTGGAAACTTTGAAAGTTAGAGCATATAATGTCAATGGCACTGGAAACTTTGTTTCTCTTCCCGAGAAAGTTCAAGTGCATACAGCGACACCATTTGGAATAATTGAGTCGTCCATACCTGTAGAATCCAGTTTAGGTAATGGGGTAGTCACAGACAATGCAATTCGTATTGCAGACTTTGTGGCGGATTCTACGGACACTCCTACTATTGTCGGATCAACTGATTATACTGCTACACCATTCACTGGTGCAATTAGTGTAAGTGGAAGTCAAGAAGCTACTGTAAGATGGGGTGTGTTAAAACACGACACTGCAGATTATAGCACAGGCTACCTACCAGTTGGTCCTGATAGAAGTTCAGATACAGGAACACAATACTTTACATTTGCATTCCGTAGACAAGTTGTTGCTAACTTCGACATTAGCATTAACTCTACGGGCATTGCAGGTATGTGGATTGCAGCTCCTGGAACTGGCATAGATACTGCAAGTGGATTAAATGGTTGGATCGAATGCACAAGTCAATATGCAGGTGCAGGTGTTCCTGGTAGTGATACTGGAAACGGAGGTAACGGATCAGATGGCTGTGCATTAACAGGTGCAGATGTTGTTCCAACAAACACAAGCATTAACTCAAGCTACACAATGACACTAGGTGCTGAAAACATGAGTAATGCAACAAACAATGTTGTGTTGGTTAGAATAGCAATTGCTAGTGGCAAACAAATAAACAGTCTATCAATAGGAGAAGCTAACTAATGGCAATATCCGATAATCAAAAGTTAGACTATCTATTTAAGAAAGTTGGATTCGGTGCCACTAAGACTGACACAGTCTTTAATAAATTAGCGGCCAACGAAAGTTTACCAAGTCCACTACTGATACGTGGTGATACGATTTGGGCAGAGTCGGCACAAATACCAAGTGTAAAACCTTCTGCTTCTAATAGCTATGTAACGCTACAAACGGCAGTTGAAACTACAGCTGATATTACAGCGTCAACAAACAGAACATGGAAAACAGGAATAACAGACTGGATTCCAACAGAATTTGGATCAACATATCTTGTAAACGTTTATATTCACACTAGCGGAGATTCTGCTGGTGCTGAAACAATGTCCAACAAAGTCTTTACTACTGGTAGTGGTAATAACGATGAATGGTTCTTTGATTATCAATCAGGTGTATTAAACTTTATTGGTGAAAACTTACCAGATGGTAAATCGTTTACAGGTAAAAGTGTTTATATTACAGGTGCTACATACAGCGGACAGTTTGGCGTAGCATCAGCAAGTATATCAGCTGATATTAGCACACTACAATCTCAAGTTCAAAGCATACTTACAAACACAGATCCTGCAGCACTAGACTCGCTTACAGAGATCGTAAATGCGTTTCAAACAGCTGATGGAACGTTCGCAACATCAACAGAGCTTGCTAACGTAAACACCGCTATACGAAGCGATTTGGCACTTACAGTTGAAGAAATTAACGACCCGTCATCAAACGTAAGTGTAGCAGATGTAACAGGATTGAAATTTGATGTTGATGGTGGTTTTGCACTAACAGACAACAGCGATGGCACAGTTACAATTACACTTGAGTCAACGTTTAAAACGTGGCACATATACGATACGGTAAGTGATTTAACACCAACTGATATTGTTGCAAGTGCTGTTGACGAAATTGATATTCGTGCTGGTAATAATATTACTATTACACCAGTTACAACACCTGGATCAAAAGGCATAACAATTGCTAGTGATGTAAGTGGAATACTTGACTTAGGTATCAGTGACGGAACAAACGGCCAAATACTACAAACAGATGGTAATGGCGGATTTAGTTTTGTAGACGGACAACTAACACAGTCGTCACTTCCAGCATCACAAGAATTTACAGCAGACGGTATAGGTTACTCATTTACACTTACTGATGCTCCAGCAGGAGAAGAAGAAATTGATGTGTATGTTAACGATGTCTTACAACGACCTAGCATCTACTCTGTAAGTGGAACTACGCTAACATTTAATGTGTTACCAGATTCTGGATTTAACATTTATGTCAAGTATAGATATCCATATGCAACAATGTCATCACCTGCCAATAACAGTATAGAAAACCATCACTTAAATTTGATATATACTAGTAGTCAGTATACAGGAAACAACTCCACTACAGATTACTTAATACAACCTGGACATACTGTTCACAGTGTATTGGTTATTGTAGACGGATTAATTCTACCACCAACTGAATACAGCATTAGCGGATCAACGCTAACCATTACTACTGCACCATCCACTAACGCAGTAGTTGACTTTAGATACTTACCAAATTAAAGTCATAAATATCATTTTCATACGTTATAATCTTCACAATATATTGATAAATAACATTATGCAATGAGTGTGAGCTCATTGTCTTGGGCATATAAAAGAATTTATATGTTTTTATCAATATATTGATTGGAGAAATCTAACATGGCTTTTAGACAAATAAAAACGCCGGCTCTTGCTAACGCATCAGTAACCGAATCCAAACTAGACGCAGCATCCGTTTCTGGCCAAACAGGTGCAAGTTCAGTTAATTCGTTAGATACAATTCTATTACACGTCGCAGCTTCATCATCTTTGAAGAAAGTTTCAGCAGCTGATCTTATTGGTTCATATGATACCGATGATTTATCAGAAGGCTCAAACTTATACTTTACTGATGCTAGAGCCAAGACAGCAGTTGCTTCAGATATCGCAGCAGCAGTTTTAGTAGAAACGAATCGCGCCACAGCAGCAGAATCGGCTAATACAACAGCAATTACAAACGAAGCTACTACGGCTCGTGCGGCAGAAGGTGCAAACACCACTGCTATCTCAAACGAGGAAACACGTGCATTAGCGGCTGAGAGTGCCCTAGATACAGCTTATAAGGCAGCAGATACGGCATTACAAACACAGATTACAAATATTATAGGTAACACAGATCCAGCAGCACTAGACTCGCTTAGTGAAATTGTAACTGCATTCCAAAGTGCAGACTCAGTATTTACGGCAGGTATTGCAGCAAACGCCACAGCAATCTCAAATGAGGTTACTAGAGCAACAGCAGCTGAAACTCAAAACGCAAGTGATATTGCGGCTGAGATTACTAGAGCACAAGGAGTTGAGGCAACTAACGCAGCAGCGGTAGTTACTGAAGCAGGATTAAGAACAGCGGCAGATAATGCCTTAGACGTTCGTGTTACTGCAAATGAAGGTGATATCACAACATTAACAAATGGATTAGCAGCTGAAATTTCAGCCACTAACGCAGATATCTCAACCTTAACAACAAATTTAGCGGCAGAGGCAACTACTGCCAGAGGAGCTGAGGCGGCAAACGCGGCTGATATCGCTTCTGAAGAAACTGCAAGACAGAACGCTGATACAAGTATCAGAACTGATTTTGCGGCAGCAGATACGGCTCAGACAACAGCAAATACTACAGCGTGGGAGGCATATGCCGATCAAGCAGAAGTAGATGCTAAAGCATACACTGACACACGTGAAACAGCAATTAATACAGCTTGGGCGGCAGCAGATGCGGCACAAACTACAAGTATTAATACGGCGTGGGCAGCGGCTGACACAGCTCAAACAACTGCAAATACTACAGCCTGGGAAGCATATGCTGACCAAGCCGAAGTAGACGCAAAAGCATACACAGACACACGCGAAGGTGTTCTACAAGGAAACATTGACACAGAAACAGCACGTATTGATGACATTATCAGCAATACAGATCCAGCAGCATTAGACTCGTTAACAGAAATTGTAGCGGCGTTCCAGGCAGCTGACAGTAACTTTAGTGCCTTAATTGCGTCAAATACTACAGCTATCTCAACTGAAGCAACTGCAAGAGCAAGTGCTGATACTACATTACAAGGTAATATCAACACTGAAGCGGCTTCACGTGCATCAGCAGACACTACATTACAAACTAATATCACTGCAGAAGAAACTGCAAGAATTAGTGGTGATGCGGCATCTGTGGCAACAGCGGCAGCAGACGCAACTACTAAAGCAAACGCGGCACAGGCGGCAGCGATTGCACATGCAGATACAGAAGACGCAGCACTAATTGGTGATGCAACTGTAGACGGAACAAATGGTAACACTGTAAAAGCTCGTATTGATAGTGGTGACGCGGCAGTAACTACAGCGTTTCAAACAGCTGACACGGCTCTAGATACAGCTTATAAGGCGGCAGACGCAGCTATTCAACTTCAAGTAACAGCTAACGCTGGTGACATATCAACTAACACAAGTGACATTGCAACTAACACGGCAGCAATTGCACAAGAAGTTACAGATAGAACATCTGCAGATAACACGTTACAAGCTAACATTACAGCAGAAGCTACAACAGCCAGAGCAGCAGAACTTGTAAACGCAAACGCAATTGCGGCGGAAGCCACAACTGCTAGAGCGGCAGAAGGTGCAAACACTACTGCTATTACAAATGAAGTAACACGTGCAACTGGTATTGAAGCAGGTTTACGCACAGACGTAGACGCTAACACAGTAACTGGTTCTACAAACGCAGCAGCTATTACAACTGAATCAACAGCCAGAGCGGCAGCAGACGCAACGTTACAAAGTAACATTGATACTGAATCAGCTCGTGTTGACGCTATCTTGTTAAATGCCGATGGTGCATTAGACACATTAAAAGAAATTGGTGATGCTTTTGCAGCCGCTGATTCAACTTTACAAGGTCTAATTACAGCTAACGGAACACGTTTAACAACTAACGAAGCTGACATTGTAACACTAGAAACAGAAATGGACGCAGCAGAAGGTCGTTTAGATAGTTTAGAAGCAGTAGTTTCAACAGGTGGACAATCACTAGACACAACAGCAACAACACTTGTTGGTGCTATTAACGAAGTGCATGGTGAAGTAAACACTAATACTACTAATATAGGCACAATTGGTAACTTAAATACTACAGCATCTGATTTAGTTGCAGCAGTAAACGAAGTTCACGGTGAAGTTGATACTAACTTAGCGGCAGCAAACACAGACAGAGCGGCAATTCGCACAGAATTTGCAGCAGCTGACGGTGTTGTTACAGCGGCTTATATTGCGGCAGACGTAGTAGTAACAAGTGCATTTACGGCAGCAGACGCAGCCCAAACAACAGCTTTACAATCGTATGCAGATACGGCAGAAGCAGATGCTATTACGGCAGCGGCAACTTATACTGATGCAGAAGTTCTAACTGAAAAGACTAGAGCAGAAGCGGCAGAATTAGTTCTTACAAACGGTTTAGCAGCAGAGGCATCAACAGCCAGAGCGGCTGAGCAGGCAAATGCGGCATCGGCAGCGGCTAACTTGTTAGAAATTACAGCAACACAGGCAAGTGGTGGACTGAACTTAGACGGAACATATACAGCACACAGTGGTTCAAACTACATTGATGCTGGTTCTAACTTAAAAGCAGTTGACTTATTACTTGATGCACAAGCTAAAGCAAACGCAGATGCTATTGCACAAGAAGTTACTGACAGAACTACTGCGGTAGCGGCAGAGGCAACTACAGCACGTGCGGCAGAAGTTGCAAATGCTAACGCAATTGCGGCAGAAACAACAAGAGCTACAACGGCAGAAAACGCCATTGCAGCAGACGTTGTAACTAACGCAGCCTCAATTGCAGCAGAAGCCACAAGAGCACAAGCGGCAGAGGCGGTAAACGCAACAGCAATTGCAGGTATTCTAAGCAACACTGATCCAGCAGCACTAGATTCACTTACAGAAATTGTAACTGCATTCCAAGGTGCTGATAGCACATTGACTGGACTAGTAAATGCTAACGCAACTGATATTGCAACTAACACGGCAGGCTTAGCTCAAGAGCTAATTGATCGTGCAGCGGCAGATACGGCGTTAGATACAGCTTATAAGGCAGCAGATACTACATTACAATCAAACATCGACCTTAAACTAGCACTTGCTGGTGGAACTATGTCGGGTGATATTGCAATGGGTAGCAATAAAGTAACTGGACTTGCAAACGGAACAGCGGCAGGCGATGCCATCAACAAAAGTCAACTAGATGCGGCAGTTTCTGCACTAGACTTGTCAAACTTTGACACAGACGACTTAGCTGAAGGTTCAAACCTATATTACACTGATGCTAGATCAAGAGCAGCTATATCTGTAACAGATACAGCAGGCGATGGTTTAGTAAGTTATAACAATAGCACAGGTGTTATTAGCGTTGATACTGATAAAACAGTCCTAGATTTAACAGATGTAAGCGACACAGCATATACTAACAAAGATGGATATGTTTTAACTGTTAATTCAAACGAAGATGGTATGGAACTTAAAGATCCTTCATTGATATTCACTAACAACTTCCGTCAAACTATTGCAGGTGACGGTGTTGCAACACAATTTGCATTAACGCAAGATATTAATCAAGCGGATGCATTTGTATTTGTTGGCGGTGTTATTCAGGATCCAGTTACACACTATACAATTGCTAGCCAAGTGATTACATTAACATCTGCAATGCCGGTAGGCACACAAGCAGTTGTTATTGCTCCTCAAGTAGGACTATCACCAACGCTAACAGCAGGACAGGTAACAACTGATAAATTATCAGCTGATATCAAAGCATACGTGCAAGGTTCGAATGTTTCAACTACAACAGGTGGAGATGTAATCGATACCTTTGCTAAAGCAACATATCGTTCAGCGAAGTATATTATACAAGCAGACGATGGTAATGGAAATTACGAAACACGTGAAGCACTAGTTACACACGATGGAACTACAGCATACATCACAGAATATGCGATGGTGTATACAGGTTCTAGCTTAGTGGGTGACGCAAGTGTTGACATGAACGGAGCTAACGTAGAGTTAACCTATACAACTAACTCAGGAACAGCAACAGTAAAAGTTATTTCAACATACATTGATGTGTAAGTTGAGGTAACCAATATTAATAGGGTGCAGCCCGAGGTTGCACCCCATATTAGAGGTTAAGTATATTATGAATATAAAAGCATTTAATATGTTAAAGATAACGGTAAATACATTGCTACTCAATGTAGATCCGTTTTTCGCGAAAAAGGAAAATTAAAATATGGCACAGAAAAAATTTATAATCGACGGCGGCTTCCAAACTAGCGATGATTCAAGCATATCAGCTAATCTGGAAATGACCGGCCACATTCTTCCAACTGTTGACTCTGATGGAACCACAGGTTACGATTTAGGCTCAACAACGAAGAAATGGCGAGACTTGTTTTTATCACAAGGCTCATTATATGTTGATGGACAAAAAGTCCTTCACTCAGACTCTGGAACAATCGTCGTATCGGCGGACAACAACCAAGGTCTATTAACAAGAACTACAGGATCTGGACAAATTGCATTTGCTTCAGATCAACCAATTTCAGTCCAACAAACGTTACAAATGGGATCAGGTAAGAAAATTACTGACGCAGGTGGAACAGCGGTTGTATTTGGTGATAAAATTGATGCAGATTCAAATAAAATTGTTAATGTAGGAACTCCTACAGCAGCAACAGATGGTGCAAATAAATCTTATGTTGATGATGCAATTTCAGACTTAGTAAATGGAGCGCCAGGCGCCTTAGATACTTTGAATGAAATAGCAAATGCATTAGGCGATGACGCCAACTATGCGGCAACTATTACTACAGCTTTAGCATCAGCATCTACAGACAGAGCGGCTATCCGCACTGAATTTGCAGCGGCTGATACGGCTATTAATACGGCATGGGCAGCGGCAGATACAGCTCAAACAACTGCATTAGAAACTTATGCAGATACAGCCGAAGCAGACGCTAAAGCATATACTGATACAAGAGAAACAGCAATCACAACTGCATATGAATCATATGCAGATACGGCAGAAACAGACGCTAAAGCATACACTGACACACGTGAAACAGCAATTAATACGGCATGGGCAGCGGCAGATACGGCACAAACTTCAAGCATTAATACTGCTTGGGCGGCAGGTGACGCAGCAGTAACAACTGCAATGCAAACTTACGCAGATACAGCCGAAGCAGATGCAATTTCAACTGCAAGTGCAGACGCATCTACTAAAGCAAGTGCAGCCCAAACGGCAGCAGAAGCAACAGCAAGTGCAGACGCAACAGCTAAAGCAAATGCGGCACAAACAGCAGCTGCTTCATATACTGATACTGAAGTTGCTAACTTAGTTGACTCGGCACCAGGTGCAATTGATACGTTAAATGAACTAGCGGCAGCGTTAGGTGATGATGCTAACTTTAGTGCAACAATGACTACAGCATTGGGTCTAAAAGCAGCAACTACATATGTTGACACACAGGATGCGGCAACATTATCATCAGCTCAATCGTATGCAGATCAAGCCGAAGCAGATGCAATTAGCACAGCGGCAAGTGATGCAACTACTAAAGCAGATCAAGCCGAAGCAGATGCAATTAGCACAGCGGCAGCAGATGCAACTACTAAAGCAAATGCGGCTCAGGCAGCAGCGGCAACAGATGCAACTACTAAAGCAGATGCTGAACATTCATATATTGATGCACGTGAAGTAGCAATTACATCAGCATACAGAACATATGCAGATAATGCCGAAGCAGATGCAATTAGCACAGCGGCAGCAGACGCAACTACTAAGGCAGACGCAGCTGAGGCAGATGCAATTAGCACAGCGGCAGCAGATGCAACATCTAAAGCAGACGCAGCCGAAGTAGATGCAAAAGCATATACTGATACAAGAGAAGCTGCAATTAATACAGCTTGGGCGGCAGCAGATGCGGCACAAACAACTGCATTAGAAACTTATGCAGATACGGCAGAAGCAGATGCAATTAGCACAGCGGCAGCAGATGCAACTACTAAAGCAGATGCAGCCCAGGCGGCAGCAGAAGCAACAGCAAGTGCAGATGCAACAGCTAAAGATACAGCTCAAACAACTGCAATCACAACTGCATATCAGACATATGCAGATCAAGCCGAAGCAGATGCAATTAGCACAGCGGCAGCAGATGCAACTAC